CCAGCATATCCTGTGAGTTATTAACCATTTATCCGTCCATATATTCCAAAAACAGGCTTTGAAGGTTGTCTCTTGCCACGCATCATTGGTGCCAGTGCATATCTTAACGCGTCTATTCCGTGATTGAAGGCATCAACAATGACCGGCATGATGTCACCGGTACGACTGTCT